CTTTATTTTCTTCTGGAATAGACTCGTGAATTGCATTAAGAGTCTTGAATAGATCTGCGTCAACCTCTACAACTGTTCCATCATTCAGTTCAACTTCTTCCATTGCCTTCTTACGCAGAGTTGCAAAGTATATTGACTTGCCTTTTTCTGCTCCATACTGCTTCATCATAGACTTCTTCATAGAGCTAGAATCGTACTTCTTCTTGAGACGCTTTTCTTTTGCCATCTCAGCAGAAGTCATTTCACGCTCTTGAACGTAATCTACTTCTTCGTAGACTCTTTCTGAATCTTTCTCGTCCTTGTACCCATGCTGTTCGTGCTCAGCCTTCTTTACAGTACGGCCATTCAATCTATTCCAATTCTCATCTTCAGTTGCCGGACTAAGCTTAGAGACATCGACAGTGTGCTTGTCAATAAATCTCTGTTCATCTGGTGACTTGACCTTTACACTCTCGAGAATCTCTCTAATGCTCTTAGCCATTTTCCGGTTCCTCTGTGTCATATTCGTCTTGTTCGTCATGTTCGTCTTCTAATGGACTGCCAAAAAACTTAGCAGCAACATCAATCTTTTTGTCCTCAATTGCATCCTTTAGCTTGTCTATGATAACAGCATTGAATGCTTCTTTAGCCTTTGTAGGCTCATTTGACAAAGTAAAGTCAACTATATCTCTCACAGAATAATCACTCATAAATCCTCCATTATTTATTATTTAGGCTGATTGTCAGCCTGCATTTGCTGCTGAAGCATTTCATCTTGTTCATTCTCTTGATCCATTTCTTCAATGTCTTCTTCTGTCTGTCTCAAGACATTCTTGCGAATATATTCTCTTGAGTAATAAGATCCGACATAAGGAGAAATCTGAGTCAGCATGTTAATTCTATTTTTGAGAATCTCTCCTTCCTTTACTTCTGCAAAGAAGTTGTCTTTGCCGTAGTCAAAGTTAATGTAGTTCTCTACTGCCTCAAACTCGTCTGCTGTCATAATCTGCTTAAGAACAAGCTGCTTTTCAAGAACTCTAAGGAACAATGAATTGAACTTGGTGCGAAGTCTGTTGATGAATTTGCTAAACTTGACTTCGTCTCTTGTAATTTCTGTTGTGTAGTTTGCAGCAAAAGGACCTTCATTGCTAATTCTAGAAACAGGAACATACAAAGAATTGTAAAGCTTCTTTTGGAAGTAAAGAACATCATCCATCTGGCCTAGATTCTGGCCAGCAGGAAGAGTCGTAATTTCCGTTCCTTTGTTTCCTTCGCGTCTTGGGAACCAGTAGTCCTCAAGCATTGTCATGAATCTTCTGTCGTCTTTGATGTCGCCAGTTGTTGCATCATAGACAAGACGGTTCTTGTGCTTGACCATCATCTCTCTGATGTACTGCTCTGCTTTCAGCTTTGGCATGTTGCCAACATCTATGTAGAAGATTCTTCTTTCTGGTGCTCTTGAGATACGATAGATTACAGTTGCATCCTCTAGAGTTCTCAGCTGATTAAGAGGCTTGATTGCCTTGTGAAGGTAAGACAGAACCATCTGATTGTTTGTGTCCATAAGACCAGATGTGCACTGAACAATGCTGTCCTTTGCAATCTTTACACCCTGAGTGCCAACACTACCAGAAGCTGACTGCATCAGCTTTGCATTGAAACCCTTTTCATTGTAGATGTAGTACTCGTTTGTGTTTTGGACCAACGTGACTTCTGTTCGTGCATCACGCTTTCTCTTGACTTCACGAATCTTTCTAATCTTTCTAGGATCAATGTAACGAAGTTCTTGAATGCCTTCTGCGGGCATTTTCATATCAAGAATGACATGATAATAAAGACGACCGTCTACATACCATCTCTTGAATACATCAAATCCTCTTGTGTTAAATTCTAACAGTTCAAGGACCTTGTCAAATTCAGCTGTGATTAGTTTCTTTGCTTTAGGAGAGAGATTAATTTGATCCAAGTTGATTGTGACAATTTTTGTCTCTGGTTCTGAAACAATAGCTTCATTGACAATATCATCTACAGCATTCTCTACTTCAGGATGCTGCATCATTTCTCTATACTTAGTGACAACTTCTGCTTCGGTTCTTGCTGTTCCGTCTAGGTCGACAACAGTTCCGTACGATCCGCCTGCGGCAACAACAACAGCCCCATCATCTTCCTGTCTTGCAACAAATGATGGGGTGTTGTTCTTTTGCTCTTGCTCGTCATTTTTACGCTTAATTTCAAATCCAAAAAGATTCATAATTCACCTATAATAAAGAGATCAGGTACCACCAGCATTACCTGTAATACCACCTGAGACTTCCCAGAAGTCGTATGCAAACGTCACATTGAATTCTTCAATACGATCCTGCTCAGCCCAATCAAGTGCCATTCCTGAAATGTCCTGAGGGAAGATACCATTGAATTGATATGTTCTGATAGGAACGCCAGTCTTTGAGTACTGGACTACCTGAGCCTGTGCTTTGTATAGAAGAGGGCTTGCAGAACCAAATGCTCTTACGTTTCCTTCGAAGCTTTGGATTCTGTTTGACCACTCTTCCATTGCATTTCTAATTAGAAAGTCTTCGTCGTTGATTACTGTAACTGCCCAGCCACCATATCTTCTGTCGCCAGCAAGTTTAATTCTTCTTCCAAAGTACGGAACTTCCATCACTCCCAACTCTGCGTTAGGAATTGATGTGGCTCTGACCATGAAAGGTACTCTAATATCAGCTACCGAGTTTGCTGGATTCTGGATCGTCACCTGGAACAGGGTCGGTCTAGCGCCACCAAGGATTAGCTGACTTTTGATTTCGTTTACGTTGAATGCCATTTTTGAATTCTCCTATACCCTTAGAATTGGCCAACAATTTCTGAGAATTCTACACCCGTTCTCACAGCGACGAAGTTCAGCTGGATGAAGTTGATCGAACGTGCTGGTTTGATGTAGATGTCACCAACAAACTCGTTACGATCAATCACTTCTCCTGTGTTGTTTGTTTCATCACAGACGACCTTAAAGTCGTAGATGCCTCGTCTTCCCTGGATGTCTCTCAGGAATGGCTCTACAAGGTTCTTGAACTGAGCTCTTGTAAACTCATCGTTCAACTCGAACAGTGTGAACTTGGCTGCTGTAGCAATTGCCTTCTCAAGAACAATAAACAGACGGCGGACATTGATTCTGTCGAATGCACTTGGCTTAGACAGTAGAGTCTTGTCGCCGTAGAGAAGTGTTCCCTGACCAGGGAACGTGACAACAGGGTTGATACCATTCTTGTATAGAATGTCTCTGTCTGCTTTGCCTGGGTTGTATGCAAGCTTAATCACATTCTTGATGATACCACGGTTGAACCCTGCAGGAGAGAACCAAGGATCTCTTGTGTCGTCAGTTCTGACTGCAAGACCAGCCATGTCACCATTGAGAGGAATGTATCTGTAGACATCATTGTAGCGGTCATACTGATACTTGTACCCAGAATCAAGCACTGCATACGATGTAGATGTCAGAGAATTTCTGAATGCGACAATATCGTTAGACTCATCCTTGCCTGGATTCTGCACAACGTCGGCCTTATCTGGGCTGACGAAAGCTACGCAGTCTTTTCTGACTTCGCAGATATTGTCTATAATGTAGTTTGCCATCTGCTGACCGTTAGTGCCGCCACGCGCTTTACCAGCGACAATCAGCGAGATGTCTACGTCTTCTGCTGACTTAAACAAGTCATATCCAGAAGACAGAACACTTACTGGAACATCAGCTTCATTGTCTCCATCAGAACCAAATGTCATAGAAATCGACATTGGAACAGAGCTTGTTGCAGATGTGATATTGAGTGCAGTATTAGAAACTGCCGTTGTTCTGTCATTTGCCCACCAAATGTAGGCGGAGTTATCATTAATGACTGTCTTGTAGTAGTTGGCAGCACCCTCATTTGTTTTTGCGTCATTTGCTCTTGAAACGGCCTGGAAGACTTCTAGAATTGTTCCTGGAACCCCAGTGAACTTACCATCTTCATCTGCCACAACTACATGAAGCTCATCATTTGCTGATGTGTTTCCAAAGTTTGTGACGTAATCAGATCTGCCAGGAGCAGCATCAACGTTATCAAAGAACTCCCAATATCTTACAACTGTGTTTGAAGAAGAGTTGGTTGTAATTGAGTAGTTCGAATCAAATGAAAGGATAACCGATGCTGCAGCATTCGATGTGCTGTTACCAGCATTTGCTACTGCACCAACAGCAGTTACCTTGAGGTACTGCTTGCCAATTGTGCTGTTTCCTCCTTCAATGATATCATTTACAGAAATAAGCCCTGCAATCGTCGACGCAACATTACCAATTTCTGCGTTTGTAATTGTTGCATTAGCAGCCCACACAGTCATTGTAGCTGAATTGCTTCCTGTAACAAATGCAACATTTGAAGTTGTTCCATTTGCCCAAAGATTATATGTATTTGAAGTGTTGGCTCCTATGTAATAGACATTTGAACTGAATGAAATGTTTGAATTGTACTGGTTAGCTGTATCACATACAGAAACCTTCAGTGAGTTTCCAAGCTCTCCAGGGAATCTTGCAATGTAAGCAACTTCACTTCCAAACGAATCGTCCTTTACGTCATAGTCATCTTCATTCTCTACAACATACAGAGCTAGTTTGCTTGAAAGAGCAGATTGGTTTGCGACTGAAGTAAACACAGCATTTGGCGAAACAAAGTACAGTGTACCAGAGCTGATTGTTCCTAGTGTTGCCTTAGAAAGCACCACTGCTGTTGTGTTTGCTGTATCAGAAGTGTTACCAATAGAAGCAACTGTTGTTCCTACAGCAATATTTGCTCCATAAACAATCATACCAGCAGCCACATTAGCTGCTATTACGTTTGCAAAACCAGTGATTGTTGTGTTAGCACCAGAAGCTGATAAGCTAGCAATTGTGTTAGAAAATCCAGTTGTATTCGCTGCACGGCTTACATACAGCTTGTTGCCGTATGCAAGGAAGTTAGCGGCGCTAAAGAACGTTTCTGGATTGTGATTTGTTGGCTTTCCAAAGCGGTTGACAAGATTAGACTCAGAGTCGATCAGGATTCTCTTGTCGACTGGGCCCCATCTGAACACGCCAGAAATTGCACCTTCAGTTGTAGAAACTGCAGGAACTACCGTTGTCAGGTCGATTTCAGATACGTTTACGCCTGGACTAACTTGAAATGGCATCGTACTCTCCCATAAATTTTAGGTTGTTGGGTCAAACTCGTATTATTTATGTTTTTAGGGGTTTGACTACTCACGCATCCATTTCTCAAAGCTATCTTGATGAAGTGTCACGACCTCATTAGGATCCTGTGGAATACCATTATCGATAAACCCGATTGGTAGAGCTTCCTCCTCCAGAATTCTCATATTTTCATCGAGTAAGTTTCGTCTCACATCTGTGTTTGACATCTCTCTTATGTATGGTTGCTGTATTAGCCATCCAAACATAACCAGACACATTACTGTGTCATCATTGCCATCTTCTGCCTCATAACTTGTACCGTTCAAAATGAATCTAGACAGTTCGTAGATCATATCGTAGTCTTCTACGATCAGCTTGTCGGACTCAATCAAAGTCTTAAGGTTAGCACACCCAATTTTCTTGATTGATTTTGTTGTCCGGACACCGTAGTGAGCAGTCCTGGAGAATCCACCACTAATAGCCTGGCCAGACCTTCCTTTGTTTGTTGTGACTAGCACACCCTCATACTCAAGCTCGTAATGAAGGATGTCTGCGACCTGCTGACCAATATCATTTGATTCCACAAGAACAGTTGCACTGTTGTAGGCTGTTGCTATTGAACGTATAATGTTTGGGTACAGCAACGGTGATATAAGGTTGTTGCGGTAGACACAGCAAGTGCGATATGGAATCTCCGTGATGTCAAATACAACAAATGCAGAATAGTCCCCGCCAACACCTCTTGCAGTATCAACCGTCATCACATAGACTCTGTTGGGTCTTGGGTCTGCATAAAATTTAATGTTTGGAGACGTCTTGACAGGCGACTTGATTACAAGTGTTCTTAGCTTGGATCCGTTGATTAGAGTGTTGGATGAACCAATGAATTCACATTCAAACTCTTGTCTGAACTGCTCTTCGCTCGTGTTGCGAATCGTCTCAAGCTTCCATCTCTCATCCCTGCCTGGAACATCTGACCAATGAACATCAATCCGCTTATAGCTGTTTCTACCCTCCTCGCTGTCAATCCAGATCTTGTAAAACATATTGAGGCCATTTGGTGTTGATGTGATTAGGACCTTTGATGTGTTACCGGAAGATATTGTGGGATAGACAGACGCAAAGAACACTTCTTGTAGGTTGTTAGAGACGAATGCAAACTCGTCAAGATAGATCAGGTTATACGAACCACCACGAATTGCGCTTGATGATGTTGCAGAAGCAAGGATCTTTGAACCGTTCTCAAGCTCAATGTTACCTTTGTTCCATTCCACAATACCTTGCTGAAGCCACTTAGGCAGGTGTTCATATGCAAGCTGGATTCTTGAAAGGATTTCACGAGCCTGCTGAAGTTTATGTGCCAAGATTGCAACGTTGTAATTTTCGTTGAACAAAACGTAGTGCAAGATCATGCCAGCAATTGTAGTGGTGTTGTGTGTTGGTACCAACGTTGTTCCACAAAGAAACAAATGATCAGCGTTATCTACTTGAAGACATCTGACAGGAACGGTGTCAATTTTTCTTATTCTTGTTATGTAAATTCTATTATTCTTCTTGTGGTTTTTGCACTGCTGCAAGCTTTTTTTACGTGGAAGGTTAAAGACTACAAGCGAAGTATTAAAGCTTACTGTCCAGTACCTTATTCCATTAATTAACCTGTATCTTTTGCGTGATTTGATACCAAGGGTTGATAGAAGAGTTCGAACCTGATCAATTAGCTCTTCGTTTTTTTGGTAAAACTCACACGATCCTTGCTTGGATGTTGAACCATCAGTGTCCATTAACCCACGTAAGAGATTCAGCCTCTGCTCAAAAGAACCCAACAAGTAAGATGTGGGAATATGTTTATTTCCATACAAATTCATCTGTTTTAAAGCAGTTTGGCCACATGGTGCCGTAAAGTAAACAACGTTGTCGTTTCTAGAATCTGTCCAAACGTTTCCTACCTTAATAAATTCCTTGTATACATTTAAGTCATCTTTGTGGCAAGTAATTGTGGCTCCTTTAGAGGATCCGTCTCCTAACCAAACACCAAGTAGATAAGGATCAATAGGCAATTGCTGCTCTTGAAGATCTAGCGGCTTGGTGAATTCAATATAAGGCTTGTTTGAGTGGGACAAATATGGAATCAATTGTTCTGTGGTCAGATTTCTAGATCCTGCAGTCCAATTAGTGCTATTAACATTCCACAAATGTTCAGCGTCTGCTTTAACAACGTCACCGTTATCAAATACTACCTCATAAACATTGTGGTTATGCATTGTAGGTGTAATAAAAGTAATTCTTGTTTTTTTGCCGTCAGCCCCAAATATCTCATCTCCCTCGCTTAGATCTTTAAGCTTTACAAATCCTTTAGGAGTAAGAATTGGTGTCTCTAAGTCAAGAGCCTTTCCAGATTGCCTAGGCATTTTGCAAATAACAAATCTGTTTTCTGCTACTGAATCTACAATGTCGTTTTGATAATTGTACAACTGAAAATTGACAAGACCCCTGTCGATGTGAACAATCTTTACATACTTTTCAATGAAGTACTTAGGCTTTCTTGCACATCTGATATACTCTTCGACCTGCTCTTGTGTATAAGGTATCTTAATGTTCTTGCGCTTGAGGTTTTGATTGCCCAGGTAAGCTTCATTCATCGCTGGCGCTCTTTAGCATCTTCTGAAGTTCGGCAGTGCTGCCTACAAACAGATTGTTGTTAATTGTTTGTGGGTTCTTGTTGTCTTGCTTTTCAAGATTCTTCTGACGCTGATTGATCTCAAGAAGGTCCTTGTTAGCATCGACAACAGTCTTTAGCAGCTGGCTGAGGACTTCAAAGCTTCGTGGATGTTGTGATTGCTTAGCTATATCAAGCATGTCGATAACAGCTTCTTGACCTCTAGAAATCACATCATAGAGGTTGCCTCTTGCATATTCATAGTCGTTTGAAAGATTGCTGTCGACTTTTGATTTGCTTGTTTCTAGTGGAGGAAGGTCAAGTGCTTTTGCTATTTCATTACTCATGGAAGATCTGTTTTAGTGATAATATAACCATAGTCTTCTGACGCATCAATCTCTATGTAGTCTACAGAAGCCGCAGAATTAGAAGTTGGTTGACCGTTTGCAGTCAAGCCTGGTCTTACTTCTATTCTAAGAGTAGGATCTGTGTTTCCTACACCTTCCGCTGCAGTGTTTGTTGTAGGAATGTACAAATTTGTGTTTGCAAATTTGATAACCTTCGACTTCTTGACAGGGCCAAAGATGTATCCCTTTAGTGTGAAAGACAGTGTCCAAATGATTACTCTATCTTCGCCTATCTTTCCTTCATAGGAATCATTCAATGTGACATTGTCAAGGACAATTGGAATGTCCATTGCAATGCTCATTGAAGGAATCAAGTTGACAGTTGATGTCCAATCCGGTGTAAAGAATGGCAGGATCTGCTCAACGATTCTTGATCCATCCTCAGCAAACCTAGTCATCACATAAAGATTGAATGTAATGTCGTACGGAACAGGAACATACTGATATTGAAGCTTGTTAGGATCGCTTGTCAGCACCTTGAAGTTCTTTTGAACTGTCTGTAGCTTTCTGTTCGGTGAGTACTTAATGTCTCTTATTTCAAAGCCCATTCTTGGAAGCTGGATCTGTACAGGCTTATTGAGGTTTGGATCCTGAGTGTTTCTGACAAGAAACTTCTCCTTTGGACCATAAGCCAAAGGAACCTTCATTGTCTGTACAGTTTCTCCAGCCGAGTTTGTTCTGTTGATATAGATGTTGTTGAACAGAGTACCAAACAGGATTACATACTTGCGTATTGTGTCGTGGAAGAATGTTGCGCCTAGCATTAGATTCTTCCTGTCTCACTGAATGGATCAAGCTCTGTAAAGTCTAGAATATTGTCACTCTCTGTCTGGAGATCATCATTGTCTGCTATTGGATCTGCTGTGTTGATGTCATACTTTTCTTGGACAAGATCAAATCCATTTTCATCTTGAATAAACAAGCCACTTTCAGTCAATATTCCATAGCCTGACATGCTTGTAGAGTAGTTCTTCTCAATGTCGTCAATATCTTTGATTCCTGTGTTCAGCTTCTCATTGTTGTAGACAAACAATTCACACTGAATGTCAAACGTCTGAAGAGACCCCATCTGATAGAAGATTGCCTCGTGCTCTACAAACTTAATCTCAAACAGCTTTCTATTAAGAGGGAAGTAGATGAGGTCACCTTCTTTTGGCCTGACCTGTGATGTGTATGATCCAACTTCTTCACTGAACACGCGTCTTGAGACTGTAAATGTCACTGTGTCGTTGATCTGTAGATTAAACTTAGAAAGGAAGTCACCTTGACCTCCAAACCCTTCCACATTCTTGATGTACATCTCAAGCATGTAGAAACCATTGAACTCAGAGATTGTGTCTTCTGTGAGAACATTGTCTACTTTGACTAACGTTCTAGGTAGGTAAAACAAGTCATGACCGTAGATTTTGATTGACTCGACAATCAAGTCGTCAATCAACTGTTGTTCCATACTTGAATTGAAATTGTTAAAGTAGAAGTTTGTTGATATGGCACAAACTCCTTAACCAATAAAGTCGCTTGATGGCAACGAGTAGCTATTGATAACTGTGCGTTCTAGCTCTTCTATTTCATTGGATGCATCATTGTAAATCTTGTCGCCGTTGAATGTGACGCCACCAGGAAGCTGCATCCCAGAGAACTTAGAAAGATTAGAACCCCACTGCCTTTTGATCAAGGCAGTGCAATAGTTCTGAAGCCATCTGTCACTCCAAACATCTGTATATGTGTCTGGGTCAAGAACTGAATACGCTTCCACTACGATGTAGTCACCCACATTGAGTTTATCCCAATTCATGTCGATATACAGCTTATCGTTGTGTCTGTTGTATCTGATCGGCTGCTTACCAACCAAAAGCTCTTCAAGGACTCTGATGTGCGTGAATGCCATGTAGTATGGAATCATTGACACAGATGTCAGAGTGTACAGATCGTTCAATGCAATCTGATAGCGAATGTTGAATAAGTTGTTTGTGCTGAGAGAATCGCCAATATCAAAGATGTTGACGGCACCGATGATGTTTTCTGGAAGCGTGATGTACTTATCAGACACATTGTTTGCTGTGATCTGATGCTTGTAGTAGATCTTTTCAGTGCCATCAAAATGGTAGTCCCAATACATCTTTAGAGCTTCATCGATGCGATCTTCTACTTGATCATCATCAACGTTAATCTCAATCACAGGCTTGCCTAGCTTTCTTAGGCAATATTCTTTGAATTCGGAGCGAGATGCAGGGACTGCCATTTCTGACCTTTTGAGCTGTTTAGTGTATTTATAAACTCAAAGACCCATTTGTTCTCTAATTTTTGTAGCACTTATGCTAGTGATAGAAGCATCAAAGGCCTCTTGCTCAATCTTGTACCCCACATCTCTTCCGTATGTAATGTTGACGATGTTGGGAACAACTACGATCTGAAACATGCCCTGATACACTGGTTCCAGATCTCTCTTAATAGCATTGATTACTTCTTGAGCACTGAATGGAGTAGAATCATTCCAA